GTTTCAAGAGAATGAAGATATGCCACATAATTTAATATTATTAGACTCTGTAAAAGATAGATTAGAGTTTCCAGAGTTAAGACGACTTGCAAAAGAACAGTACGATTACTGGCAACCAGAGACTGTGTTAGTTGAGGCCAAAGCTTCTGGATTACCACTAACTCATGAACTTAGAGCCATGGGTATACCGGTAGTTAACTTCACACCATCTAAAGGTAATGATAAACATACCCGTGTAAATTCTATTGCACCTTTATTTGAAAGTGGTATGATATGGGCTCCTACACAAGAAAAGTTTGCACAGGAAGTTATTGAAGAATGTGCAGCGTTTCCGTATGGAGATCATGATGACTTGGTCGATTCTATGACCCAAGCAGTCATGCGCTTTAGACAGGGAGGTCTGGTGACTCACCCTGAAGATTACGAGGACGAAAAGCTCCCTCCAAAAAAATACAGTTACTATTGGTAAACTATGAATTTATTATTTAAACTTATAAGAGCGTTTAAAAAAGCAAACGGTAGATCACCTACTCCAGGTGAATTAGCTGAATTACAAAAACAAGCGATGGCACCAAAGTCAGCAGACATTATTAAATTTCCTGAAGGTGGTAAAGACAGAGTTCCAGTTGAAAAACAATTTGGTGGTATTAAATCTTTAGATGAGTTTAAAGAATCAGAAGATATTTATGAAATTGAGAGAAAGCTTTTAGGTGAAAATCAAAATTTAAAAGATTTACTTAAATCAAAAGAAGGAACGATTAGCAGAATTAAAGGCGGTATTTCTACAAAAATAAAATTAAATGGTCCAGCGAGTAACAGAGATTATGCTAAAGAGCTTATTGGTGGAAAGAGTGAAGAATTTAATAGTTTAAAATCAGAGGACAAAAAAGAACTTTTAGATTTGTTAGAGGCAGAAATTAAAAAAGATATGGAAGAAATACCTTTTGCAAAAGGTGGCCTAGCAAACATGCTGAGGTTATAATGAAGATTCACGAATACAATGAGATGATGTCCTATCTGACTAGACGCCCTATGTCTATGGGTGGTCGAGTTGGGTTTGCAAGAGGTGATTTTATTACAAAAGAAGGATATGGTAGAGGTGTAAAAAGATCAAACATACCTTTAAGTGAATATGAAAAAGAATACAAAGGAATAACTAAATATTATAATAAAACTAGATCAGGTAAATGGAGCTCTCTAACTTCACAACAAAGAAGTAATTTTATAAAAACATTTGAAAGAAACATTTTAAAACCAAAAGGATTATTAAAAGAATTAAAAGCTGATCCTGAAAAATTAAAAAAATTTAAAGAAGATGTAGCTAATAACTCTCGTGTCGAAATTAGAAGAATGTATGGTACAAAAGGTATTCCTCTATCTGAATCAGTTCTAGGAAGAATTTTAAGACAGTTTGGAATAACTAAATTTGGAAAAAGTGGTAGGGAGAGAGCAGCTATTTTAAAAGTAAAACCAGAAGTTACTAAAAATGCAAATAAAATTTTAAATATTTTAAAAAAGAATTCAAAAATAAGTGCAAACGATCTTTTTTTAAAAAGTAATCTTAAAAAAAATGATTTTGAAGGTGCAGTTCAAGCTTTAAAAGTAGACAAAAGTTATGCTGGAAAAAAACGTTTTAACATTCCAGAAAATCTTAAAGATAGAATTAAGCGAATTTCAGTCACAACAACTGTAGAAGAAACTTTAATTGAAAAAAAAGTACTAAAACCAAAAGAAATTAAAAGAAGTTTTACTGATCCTAGAAAAGCAATTTCTAAATTTTTTGAGAAGGGAACTGTATTTGAACATACTTTTCCTAGAACACTAATTCCTTTTGTAAAGGGAGCGAACAATCAAAAAGTTTTAGAGATAACGGGAACTAGAACTTCTCCTTTTTTAAATATATTTAAAAGACGATATGACAATTTACAAAGAGGAGCTGTAAGTAAATTTTTAAAGGATGGTGATTTAAAATCATATAATAAAACTATTAACAATATTAGAGACACAATAAAAAAAGCCACAGGTGGTTATGAAACGGGTTATATAAAATTTGATAAAAATAAAAAAGCAACTCCTGTGGTAAATGCCACTCCTGTTACTGAAGGGTTTAAACAGTTTGGAGTAGAAACTAATCAAAGAATGTCAGCATTTAAAAATGCAAAATATTCGTCTAATCTTCTTAGAAATTATTTAAAAAATCCAGACTTAGAAATATTTAATAGTTTAAGAACAGAATTTCCCCCGGAAAGAATTTCAAAAGATTTAATAAAAAATTTAGATACAGCTGCAAAAAGTTATGACAAAGCAGAACCTTTTGTAGGAAATATAAAAAAATTTACTAACTTTGCACAAAAAAATATAGAAAACCCATTAGTTAAAGCATTATTTAAAACATCATATGGAAAAGCAGCGCTAGTAACAGGAGCTGTTTTATCTCCAAGTTTATTAGCAGCAGACGAACCCGGAGCCGAGACACCCGATGATTTTCCAACAGGTAAAGTTGCAGCAGGAGCTGCGGCAGCACCACTAGCTACAAAAAAAGGAAGAAGTATTTATGGTAAAGCAGCAAAACAAATTGCAAGAGGTGTAGGAAAAACATTAGCTGTTGGCGCATTACCGCTAGAAGCTGGTTTTGTATTAAGTGATTTAAAATCAGGTGCATCCACACCTGAAGCATTAGCTAATATTGTTTTGTTAGGAGGAGCTGTAAGACAAAAAGAGAAAAAAGATTTTATATCAAATAAGTATGGTCCTGAAGTTTATGCACAAATTCAATCTTATAAAAGTTTTGGTGAAGATGGTATGGACATTCCACAAGAATTACCAGAACAATTTCAAGCTATTGAATTAGAAGCAGATCAATTTGTAGAAGATGAAAGAACGAGAAGAGCTGAAGAATTTGCTAGACAAACAGAAGAGGATAGATCTTTACCATTAATACCAGAATCTATGACTGAAGGTTTGTATGCACTTGGTGGCCGTGTAGGTTTTGCAAAAGGACCAAAAGATCCAAGTAGAAGAAAATTTATAAAAATTATGGGTGGTCTTGCATCATTACCTTTGGTTGGAAAATATTTTAAACTTGCAGAGCCACTTTCTAAAGCAGCACCTGTCGCTACAGAAAGTGTAAAACTTGGTTTTGATAAATTTATGGTTTTAGTAAATAAAATAAAATCACTTGGTGATGATGTTACACCACAAAGATCAACTATTGAGAGAGAAAAAGTTACTGTCTATCAAGGTAAGGATGGCTCTGAATATGAATTAATAGAAGATTTAAATACAGGTAATAAGAGAGTTACAAAAGATAAACTTGGCGTAGGAACATATGGAGATAGATCTTACGACACAATAGACAATAGAACAGTTATGGAATATACAAAAGGCGAAACTATACCCGGTAAGAAAAAAGGAACTAAAGTTGCAGATCAATATGATGAATATGAGGAAGTTGCTGGTGTAGATGGTACGTTTGATGATGTTGATGATGTTCGAGAAACGGTTGTAAAAGAAATTGAAGATGAGCTTAAATAAACTAACAACAGGAGCACCACCTAAAAGAGGGCCTAATCCGAAGGGGTTGAATATCCCTCCTAAAAAGGTTAGAGTGGTTCGATTGGAGAAAATAAATGGCAGACGTAGACAAGGCTCTTCCAAACGTTGAGCAAACTATAAAAATACCTAGTCCAGAGGAATTACAGGTAGAATTAGAACAGACACAAAAAGAACCACAAGCACCTGTCGACGTTCAAACAAACGAAGATGGTAGTGTTGATATTAATTTTGATCCATCACAAGTAAATTTAGAACAAAGCCAAGATCATTTTTCTAATTTAGCAGAATTATTACCCGATAATATTCTTGCACCTATTGGTCAAGAGTTAGCTGCAAACTATCAAGATTATAAATCTTCAAGAGGTGATTGGGAAAAAGCATATACATCAGGATTAGATTTACTAGGTTTCAAATACGAAAGCAAAACAGAACCTTTCAAAGGTGCCTCAGGTGCCACGCACCCTGTACTAGCAGAAGCTGTTACACAGTTTCAATCATTAGCTTATAAAGAATTATTACCAGCACAAGGTCCTGTGAGAACACAGATTATTGGTTTACCAACAGCAGACAGAGAACAACAAGCTCAACGTGTAAAAGATTTTATGAACTACACAATTATGTCTGAGATGAAAGAATATGAAGCTGAGTTTGATCAAATGTTATTTTATTTACCGTTGTCAGGATCTGCATTTAAAAAAGTTTATTATGATTCTGTTATGGGTAGAGCTGTTTCTAAATTTGTACCCGCAGATGATTTGGTTGTACCGTATACTGCAACATCATTAGAAGACGCAGATGCAATTATACACACAATAAAAATTTCTGAAAACGAATTAAGAAAACAACAAGTAGGTGGTTTCTATAGAGACATAGAATTAAATCCTGCTCACATAAATGAATCTGCAACAGATAAAAAAGAAAGAGAACTAGATGGCACAAGAAAAGGTAAAGATGAAAAAATGTATTCTTTACTAGAGTGTCATGTAAATTTAGACATTGACGGATTTAATGACGTCACTGCTGAAGGCGAACCAACAGGAATAAAATTACCATACATAGTTACAATTGAAGAAGCTTCAAAAGAAGTTTTATCTATTAGAAGAAATTACGAAATTGGTGATCCTACAAAAAGTAAAATTAGTTACTTTGTTCATTTTAAATTTTTACCCGGTCTTGGCTTTTATGGCTTTGGATTAATTCACATGATTGGTGGATTATCTAGAACTGCAACATCAGCTTTAAGATCACTACTTGATGCAGGAACTTTATCTAACTTACCTGCTGGATTTAAAATGCGTGGTATAAAAATGAGAGATGAATCTCAATCTATTCAACCTGGAGAGTTTAGAGATGTAGATGCTCCTGGTGGAAATTTAAGAGATGCTTTCATGACTCTTCCTTTTAAAGAACCATCGCAAACATTATTAGCACTTATGGGTGTCGTGGTACAAGCAGGTCAAAGATTCGCTTCAATAGCAGATCTGCAAGTGGGTGATGGGAACCAGCAAGCAGCAGTAGGCACGACAGTGGCTATGCTGGAAAGAGGAAGCAGAACAATGTCTGCAATACACAAAAGATTGTATGCCTCTATGAAAAAAGAATTTAGTTTATTAGCAAGAGTTTTTAAGTTATATCTACCTCCAATCTACCCCTATGATGTCATCGGAGGACAGAGGCAAATCAAACAATTAGACTTTGATGATCGAGTAGATATATTGCCAGTTGCAGATCCAAACATTTTTTCCCAAACACAACGGATCTCCCTCGCACAGACAGAGATGCAACTGGCTGCCTCGAATCCAGCTATTCATAACCAATACGAAGTGTACAGAAACATGTATGAAGCGTTGGGTGTAAAAGATATTGATTTAATTTTAAAAAAACCACAGCCACCTACACCAAAAGATCCAGCGTTAGAACATATTGATGCGCTAGCAGGCAAACCTTTTCAAGCTTTTCCTGGTCAAGATCATCAAGCACATATCACAGCGCATTTAAACTTCTTACAAACAAATATGGTAAGAAATGCACCGATGGTTGGAGCTGCAATACAAAAAAATATACTTGAACACATTAGTTTAATGGCACAAGAACAGATAGAATTAGAATTTAGAGAAGAATTACCTAGATTAGCTATGATGATGCGACAAGCACAGATGAATCCACAGATGCAAAGAGAGGCAATGGCACTTCAACAACGTATTGAGGGTAGAAAAGCAGAGTTAATTGCTGAAATGACCGAAGAATACATGAAGGAAGAGACAAGAATTACTTCTAAATTTGGAAATGACCCTATTGCAATGCTTAGAGCAAGAGAATTAGACCTACAAGCACAAGAAAATGCTAGAAAACAACAAGAAGGTGAAGAAAGAATCAATCTTGACCGTATGAGAGCGATGATGAACAAAGAAACACAAGACGAAAAGCTCGATCAAAACGAAAAATTAGCAAATTTACGTGCTGATACGTCTATTGAGAAGACAATTTTAGCAAACGAATTAAAAAAGGAGTAATTTATGGCATGGTTTAGTTTAGCAAAGATCGCAATGCAAGCAGGAGCTAAAATATATTCAAATAGACAAAAAACTAAGATGGCAATGTCTGATGCACAGTTAATGCACGCAGAAAAGATGGCTCGAGGTGAAGAATCTTACCAGGGCAAACTTTTAGAAGCTAGACAAAACGACTATAAGGACGAATTCGTTCTTGTGATTATTTCAGCGCCCATCGTGGTGTTAATGTGGGCAGTTATGTCGGACGATCCGACTGCAATGGAGAAAGTGAAGCTATTCTTTGAGTATTTTCACGAACTTCCGAAATGGTTCACCAATTTATGGGTACTTGTAGTTGCGTCAATTTTTGGTATAAAGGGAACACAGATATTTAGAAACGGAGGCAAAAAATAATGAAGAAAAATTTAAAACCAATTCCTGCAGGCAATAAAGGATTACCGAAACTACCTAAAACAGTAAGAAACAATATGGGTTTCTTAAAAGCAGGTGGTATGGTTAAAGATAAAAGATCAAAATTTATGGGCGGTGGTATAGCTTACGCTGGTGGCGGAAAAGCAATGCCTAGAGTAAAAAGAGCTGCTGGTGGACCAGGTCTATACGCAAACATTGCTGCTAAGAGAGCAAGAATCAAAGCTGGCTCAGGTGAGAAAATGAGAACAGTTGGATCCAAAGGTGCTCCTACTAAAGCTAATTTTAAAAGAGCAGCACAAACAGCAAAATCATAATGGCTAAACTTTGTCCAAAAGGAAAAGCAGCAGCTAAAAGAAAATTTAAAGTATATCCTAGTGCATATGCAAACATGTATGCATCAGGTGTATGTTCTGGAAAAATTACACCAGGAGGTAAAAAAGGTAGTCGTAAAAAAGCTGCTGGTGGTGGTTTTATGTCTAGAAGAATGAATCGTTATGGCTAAAAAAGGATTACGAGCATGGGTGAAGGAAAACTGGGTCGATATTGCGAACAAGCGAAAAGATGGCTCATACCCGAAGTGTGGACGAAGTGGTGGAGAAAAAAGAAAAAATTATCCAAAATGCGTGCCCATTGCAAAAGCAAGAGCAATGTCCAAAGGGCAACGTGCGGGTGCCGTAAGAAGAAAACAAGCTAAAGCAAACGTAGGTCCAAAGCCAGATAGAGCTGCAACATTTGCAAAAAGAGATAAGAAAAATGACGGTGGTATGGCTATGGTAAGAGAAGCACAAAGAAATTATATAGGTACACATATTAAAGGTGATTTAGGTGGAGTAAAAGTTGGTAATAAAACCTATCAAAAATATTACAAAGGCATGGTATAATGAGATCAGATTATATAGTTAGAGAAAATTTTTCTAGAGGCACTATGCCTGCTAGAAATAAGAAAAACTTTAGACCTACAAAGTCTGGAGCAGGCATGACTAAAGCCGGGGTCAAAGCCTATAGAAGAATGAATCCCGGTTCTAAACTAAAAACAGCCGTGACTGGAAAAGTGAAGCCAGGATCAAA